GTGTCCACGTAGGACACGCTCGTCACCGAAACCAGCGGCGGCTTCGGCAACTCGAACGCGCAATACCACCCGGGAAACGAATCGACCTTGTAATCGAGCGTCCGCGAGATCCCGGCCCGATGCGTAAAGTCCTCGACGTGCTCGTTCGCCGTCTGGATCAGGTCTTCGATCAGCCCGTCCCAATCCAGAATCGAGTCGTCGATATTGCAGTGCGCCTTCGCTTCAGCCAGCGAGAGCGGATCGATCGCCGGCGCCGCAAAGACAGACAGACTCATCGCGCCTCACCGACCCGGCCACTACTCGGTCGAAATCTGCTCTTCGTAGAAGCCGGCGCCCTGCGTGAACGTCATGCCGACGAGCGAGCTGACAACATGCATGCACAGCGCGCACTGCGGCGGCACGACCAGTCGGCCTTCGACGCGCGACTCGATCGCGCCGAGCGGCGTCGTGCCGCCCGAGACGATCCCGAACGTGTTGCCCCAGGGGAACCAGCCCGAATCGACCACGGTCGTGCCGAGCGCCGCAATCACGGCCCCGCCGTAGGGCTTGCCGGAATTGCCTCGGACGATCACGTTGGCGCCAGCCGATGGCGCTGCTTTCGCCGCCGTGACCTGCGCCCATCCGCTGAAGGCTTCAGCCGCCGCCGTGCTGACGAGATTGAACCAGAACATCCGGTCCACGATCAGACTCTTACCGCCGACACTGTTGCCGTTCCAGATTTCGAACGCGGCAGTCGTCGACGGTCGCACGACCAGGCCGGCGACAGCGACCACGCTCATCACCTGCCAACCATTGCCCTTGCGGGTCATCTCGGTGTAGGGCGGCAGGCCCTGCGCGACGAGTTGTTCGCTCTTCTCGTTCGCCGAGTACGAGGTCGGCTGATTGGTAAATAGTGGCGAGCGAATAACGCCCTGAATCGGATCGCCCATATGCCTGACTCCTTATGCCGTCACGACGTACGCGCCGTCGTCGATGGGGATGTACCAAAGCTCCCAGCTCATCGCGCCGTTCTGCGTCGCGCTGGGGGTGAACGTGATCCCGCCAGGCGAGACGATAAACCCCGTGTTCAACGGCGTCGTGGACGCCAGTACTGTCCCGCCGTTGGCCTTGACGGTCGCGGTGCCATCGCCTTCGACGTAGAGCGTGCCGCCGGCTTCGAGCGCGTTAGTGTCCACGTCGGACGAGAGCGCGACGCCCGTGCCAGTTGTCGGTGCCGACGCCGTCTTGATGTTCTGGGTCGCGCTGGCGTGCAGCGTCGTGACCGTCGCCATCAGCAACTTGACGAGCACCTTGCCGCCGGCGATCGTAAAGATCGTCTGCGCGGCGGTGGTCGTGTAGGCGGTCGAGGCGCGCGGGCCGACCTTGATCCCGACCATATAGGCCGAGAGAACGTCCCGCTGTGATTGCGTTAATGCAGGCATGGAACGCTCCTAGATGACCGTCGGGTTCAGATGGCCGACCGCGCGACCCCAGCCGAGCCCGATCGCGCCGACGTTCATGGCCGTCGCCGTCGCGTCGATTTCAAACGTGACCCAGCCCTTACCATCCGGCATCGCCTGCGAGTCGATCTCGATCGACACCATCCGATGGTCGAACGTGGCGGCGGTCAGCGTCAGCCCGGTCGAGGCCACAGCGATTTCATCGCCGAACTGATCCGACAGCGCCGCCTTGTAGTCCGCGGCACTCAGGCGGTACTTGAACGCGATGGCGGTGGTCTTCGCCGGCGTCGCGCCCGAGTAGACCTTCAAGATCGAGTTGCCAGTGATGGCGCCGAATGTGAAGATGGCCGTGAGACCGTGCAACAGGCCGAGGTTGACGCCGTCGCTGTCGATACCCGCCGAGCCGACGTCCTTCGACTCGATCAGGGTGATGGGGACGTAGCGTTCAGTGATACGCATGCTTGGCTCCTGTTACCCGCGAGTCGCGAGCACGATGAAAGGCGAAAGCGTGGCCGTGCCCTTGAACGGCGTGATCGCTGCGCGCGGAACCGCCTGGCCGTCCACGCGGTAGAAGGCGCGGAACGCCTGCTCGCCGGTGGCGAAGTAGACGTGCATCGAAGACGCCTGCTCGACGCCGCCCTTGCGAATCAGGCGGTAGCGCGAGAGGTCCACCAGCGCAATGTCGCCGACGGTGCCGACTGCCTCGGCGTATTCGACTTCGACCACCGGCCGGCCCTTGATCGTCAGGATGCCGGAGGCGTCGTAGTTGACGAATCGCGGCGCGGTGCCGCCGGTGCCGATGGCCTGGGACATCTCGTCCAGCGTCGGATTGCACTCGGTGTTGACCAGCCACACGGACTTGCTCTTCGAGCGCGAGGGCATCCGGGCCCACATCTTCGAGAGGTTGGTCGTGGTGATGGTCGCCGCAGACTGGCCGCTTTCCTTGGCGACCGTCACGAGACAGGGCGCGTTCAGGAATCCGAGCGGCGCAGAGGCGCCATTGCCGCGGTAGATTTTGTTTTCGGTCTGGAAGATCAACTCTTCAGCGAAGGACGACTCGAGCTCGCCGCCGAGCGCGACCGCGTCTGACAGCAGCTCGTCTGTCATGGCGCCGAGCGCGCCGACCTTACGGAGCTTCATTTCGATCTTGGCGAACTTGGTGTTGCTGAGCGTCGGGGCCACGCCCTCATCCACCCAGTAACCGAGCACGCCGCCGCCGCGCGAGCCGTCCGCGCGCGAGGTCTCGTCCACGACGTTGTAGGCGATGGAGTTACCACTGATCGTGCGGGCGTCCACGCGGCTCAGGAGTTCGCCGCTCGTGTACATCTCGCGTTCGATGCCGGGCGCGATTTCCATCGGCACGGCGAACCCAAGATTGCTGTCGGTCTGCGTGCCGGCGCCGGTGGCCGCCGCATGGAGGCGGGGATCGACGTCGCCGAACGCAGCCGCCCGCACGGCCATCGCGAAGTTGCCGAGCGCCAGGTGGCGGGCTTCCGCCTGCCGATACGGCGCGGCGCTGGCGTCCACGGTCGGCCCCCATGGCCGATCCTCGGAGCGGTCCCTGCCCATCTCGACGCGCGTCACGTTGGGGTTGGCACGCTCGTCGTCTTGAAGCCGGCGAGCCGCCGCCAGATCCGTCGCCAGCGTTTCAGCAGTGGCTTCGAGCGCGTCCAGTTCCTTGAACACGGCGTCGAGCCGCGCGGTCTGCTCAGGCGTCCGCTTGTCGGCGGCGATAGCCATCAGTTCCCGGCCTTCTTTCTTGGCCTTCGACACGGCCTTGGCGTTGTCGGCCTGGTCCTGAATCAGTTGCTTGATGTTCATTCGCCTCTCCTGCGAAAAGCCCAGAAACGCAAAAAGGCACTTTGATGGCTGGCGCAGAACGGCTATATGCCGCCGCGCGAACCAACAAAGCGCCTTCACCGAAAGCGTTTCGTTGTGTGACTACAGGATGAGGCTGGGTTAGGTTTGCGTGCCCACAGAAGGGAAGACGCGCCCTTCCCGGTAGTCCAGAACGTACTCGTTCACAGCTTCACGGACAACATCGGAGACCGTCGCGTTGTTCTCACGCGCGGCTTGGCGCAGTTCCGCCTTCTCGCTTTTCGTGATCCGAATGCGAAGGATCTCGTGCGAAGCGACGCCGACACGCGAGGGACGCCCGCGCTTACCCATCGGTCAGAATGACAACGGTTTCATCCGGACGGCTGCCGTACGACCACGTTTCAGCCTGATCGGCGTTGTCTCGCGCGCGCATCTCGGAAAGCTTCGCTACCGATGTTGGCGTCACGGCAATCGACGTGCCTTGACACGCCAACTCCCAATCAGCCGGCATCGCTTCCAACAGCACGATCAATTCTCGAACAGTCACAGCAGGCGCAGCCTCCGCGCGCGATCGTCGTCGAACCGCACGTCGCTGTCCAGTTCTTCGGATTCAGCGCGCATCCCTGCGGCAGGTTTCTTCCCGACCAACTTGCCGATCGTGTCGTCCATCGTCCGGATCCCGTCGATCAGCCCGGCCGCCTTCGCGTCCTTCGCGCTCAGCGCCCGACCCTGCCCGAAGCCGTTCCTGACGTCGGCCACGCCCACCCCGCGGCCGCGCGCGACGTCCTTTACGAACGTGGCGTACGCCTCGTCCACCCGGCCTTGAATGAACGCCTTGGCCTCGTCCGAGAGTGGTTCAAACGGGTTGCCTTCGACTTTGTATTTACCAGCCGAGATGAGCGTGACGTCGATCCCTTCCTTCGCAAGCGCCTTAGACAGATCCTCGTGAGCCGTGAACACCCCGATCGACCCCGTCAACCCGCTGGGAATGCTGTGGATCTCGTCCGCCTGGCTGGCCAGCCAGTAGGCCGCGCTCGCCGCCATGCCGTTGACCTGGGCGATGATCGGCTTGCCCTGCCCGCGCATCCCGAAGATTTCGCCGGCGAGCTCGCTGACGCCGGTCACCGTTCCACCAGGGCTGTCGATGTCGAGCACGATCGACCCGACCTGCTCGTCCGCCATGACGGCCCGGAGCATCCGCGCGACGCCTTCCGCAGACGTCCCGCCGCTCGACTCTTCCATCGCGCTCATGCGATGGGCGATCACCCCGCGAATCGGCACGACGGCCACGGCGCCGCTCGGCGAGCGGCCAACGGGCTTGCCGTCGCCGATCCGTGCCTTGATTTCATCGGCCGAGAATTCGTGGCCGGCCGCGCGAAACGCCAACACGGCCAGCATCTCGTGGAGCTTCGAGGCGTCGATCGCCCAGAGTTCGTTGGCGACGCGCGCGAGCAGATGTTCGTACCTCACGACGGCACCTTCGGCGTTTCCGGCATCTGCACAATGGCCTGCAGCTGCCCGTTGGTCGGGTTGAACACGAGGTTGTACACCTTGCCGCAACCGGGACACGTCGCCGGCGCGGAGTTGGCGATCGTGAGGTTCTCGCCGTCGGCGTTGCACGTCACGGTGGCGTTCACGGGAATGCCGATCGACGTGACCTGAAATGGCTGGCCGACGATCGGTACGTTGTTTTGCGGTTGCTGCTTCGGGAACTTGAACGGCTCACCCATCTCTCGCCTCTTTTCGTTGTCGCGTTGTTCGCGTCCCACGCTAGGCCGCCTCATCGAGCGCCAGCGCCGCGAGACCCGCCGCATACGCCGGCGCCTTCCACTGCTCGAGCGCGCTGATCCAATCGCCCACAATGACCTGCGCCGACTGCTGCGAACAGTAGCCCTGCGCCTCGGTCTCACCCATCTGCAGCCAGGACATCACCCGCTCGACGTGCCCGGCGTAGAAGTTCGTGACCGCTTCCGCGAAGGCGTCCTGATCGGCGGCGTGTCGCACGGCCAACTTCTGGATCTCGTTGATTTCCTTCGCCAGTAGCCGGTTCGCCGACTCGACCACGATCGCCTGAGCCTTCCCGGTGCTCTTCCGCGGCGGCTGCGATGGCGTGCTCGGGATGGCGTCGCCGCCGGCCGCCGGCTTGCCGGTGATGTTCTGCGGCTCGCGGAGCTCGTCGGCTTTCCCGCCCCGCTTGTTGAGCCCTTCTTTCGCCCGCGCCTCGTCCACCGACTTGATCCCGGCGTTGACGGCCGCGACGTGGACGTTCCAGCGGTCGATCAGCTTGCCGCGCGCGATAGCGTCCCGCGTGAATTCCGCGTAGTAGACGCGTTTGTTCAGCACGAGCTGCCGCTTGATCGCGAATTCGAACAGCGACAACCACCCGCCCATGCTGTACGTCATGAAGCTCTCGTCGAACTGCTCGGCGTTCCCGAAGCTCGGGTCGCTGTTCTCCAGCATCTGCCGCGGCACGCCGAGCCACCGCGCCATGTCGTCGATCCCGAACTTTCGGCTGTTGATCATCTCGAAATCTTCCGGGCTCATCGCCGGGGGTTTCCAGACCGACCCCTGCTCGAGCACCTTCGGGAGATGCCATTCGCCATGTTTTGTCGCGAACGAGATGGCCTGCCGCTTGGCAGCCTCTTTGTTCAACAGGCCAGGATTCTCAATCACGCCGCCGTTCAGCATGCCGGCCGAGAAAATCTTCGACGCGTAGCTTTCCGTCGCCAGCGCGAGGCCGATGTTCGACCGCGCGTATTCGAGAATGCCCTTCCCGTCGGCGCCCCGGAGATGGAAAATCTCATCCTGCGTGAACGTCTTCGAGCTGCCGTCGGTCTGCCGGACGACGTAGAGCATGCGACCAGGCATCTGCGCGCCGTTGGCCAACTTCACGTACTGCTGTTTCGGAGTCACCAGCGTCGGATCGATCGGCACGAGCTGATGCACGAACCCGCGCGCGCCGGGAATGATGTAGTCGTAGCCGTTCCCGTGGTCGATCAGGTGGAACATCTTTTCCATGCGCCACTGAAACGAGTCCTGAAAGTCGTTCGGCTCATCGTGCAGGACGTCATAGAGGGGATGATCGGTCGCCGCTTCTGATCCGCCATCGTCAGGCAGCTTCCGATAGACCGGCAGGGGCAGCATCGCCAAGACGAAGGCCAGAATCAGCCGGCCGCGATACCACGCCGACAGCTTTTGCGCCGTCTCTTCGCTGACCGCGACACCGGCTTCTGTCATCGTGCCGGTCGCCTGATACCAATAGTCGTCGGTCGGGCCAGGCGTCCCCGCTCGAAGCGCGCTGCTGCCGAGAATCGTTCCGAGGATGTCCATCAGCCCTTCCTCCGCGCCAGTGCCAACGCAAACGAATCCGCGAACAGCACCCCGTAGGCTTCGAGGTCAGGGCCAATGAATTCGACGCGATACCGGCTATCGTCCACGCCGGTGCCACCGGCCTGAAACGTCGCCTGTAGTAGCGCCTCCATCAGCGAGTACGCGACGACTCGCTCTTCGCGGATCGTCGGAGCAAGGTCATCGTTGCCGCCGATCGCTTCCCGCAACCGAACCAAATACGGCAACGGCTGATGAGTCAACATGCTGTTCGGCTTGTCTGGTTTCTCGTCCATCAGCCCTTCCTCATCGGCCGCAGATACGGATAGAGACCGGCCGCCATGATCAACAACCCGGCGACAATCGCCGCCGCCGGCCACGAAAAGCGCACCGCGACGCCGAGCACGAGCGATGTAAACCCGCCGAGCACGACCAACGCGTTCAAGTTCTCAAGGAGCGGTCGCATCGTCCCCTTCGTTCAGAAAATCCGCGAGGTCGAGCACGCCACGCGTCAGGTAAACGCTCTCCGGTTCCGGCGGCTTCTCAAGCATCACGAATTCGGCGTCGATCAGCGCCACGCCGCCGTCGATGCGCTTCTTCTGGCTCAACTTCACCGGTCGAATCTCGCGCCAGGAGTTTTCCTCGAACGCCATGTTGTTGATACACATGGTCATGAGAGGGTTGTCGTCGTGCTGCAGGTTTTCGCTCGCGACCAGCGCCCCGATCATCCGCGCCGGCGTGTTCAGCCGGCGGAACCCTTGCGGCACCTCGATGACGAACTCCTCGCCGAAGTGCCGTCGCAGCCGGGTGATGACGGCCGATGCGCCTGATTGGTCGATGCCGATGCCCTTGATCTGGTATTCCTTCGCGAGCACGTCGATGATGTAGTCGACGATCGCATCGTGGTCGACCATCGAGCCAGCCGTCGCGGTGAGGAATCCGTCTTTTTCCCACCCGACATACGGCACCTTGTCTTCCTGGGACCGACGAAGCAGTGTTTTCTTCGGCATCCAGAAGTGCGACAAGACGTCGATCGCACGATCGACGGTGACGCGCTCGCCGTTCGCCTCAACTGCAACTAACACGTCGCGCGACATCTCGCGAGGGAAGATCGCCTCAACGGCCGACAAGTCGAGTTTGTCCGACACGTCGATCCCGAGATAGCACGCCCGCCCGGCGAGCGACGCCAGGTAGGCGTCACGGGTCAACTTCGTCGCGCACGCCGCCCACTGCTCAGGCGGAATGCCGACCGACGCCTGCTGCGTCCACTGGCAGAAGTTCAACCGCCGCACGAGGTTGCGCTGCTGCGGAATGCCGACCGCTTCGGCGACCTGCTCTCGAAGGTAGTCCCACTGGATCGTCACGCCGAGGTTCGGGTTCGCTTTCAGCCAGTGCGGCCCTTCGGTTTTCCAGTCGTCGCAGTGCGGGCAGTCGTCCGCCGGCTGCCACTTCCCAGCCTTAAAGCATTTCGCGCACGAATCCAGGTGGCAGATGAACGCGAACCACGTATCGTTGACGACGGAACCCTCGAGCACCTGCCGCGAGTAGTCATGGTGCCGCCAGCAGACCGTTTCAAGGTCAAACCCGCTGTTGGTGATGATGAACACCAGCGCCGACGGTCGCCCCTTGGTGCCGGCGCGCATTTTCAGGTACACCTGATCGCTCCGGTGCTCGTGTTCCTCGTCGATCAGCACGCCGTGGACACGCTTGCCGTCCAATCCCTTCTTTTCCGACGAAATCGGCCGCAGGAACGACCCGGTTTCGAGCACGGCGAGGTTGTTCGCCTTCACATCGACGCGTTTCGACAGCTCCGGCGACGCGCCGACCATCTTGACCGCGTCGGTGAAGCCGTAATCCTTCGCCTGGGTCAACGTGACGGCCGCCGAGAACGTCTGCGCGCCCCTGACACCGTCCGCGACCATCATGTAGAGCATCAACCCGGCGCCGAATGGCGTCTTCCCTGAGCCCTTCCCGGTCTCCACGTAGGCCACGCGGAACCGGCGGACCAACCGCGCGACACCCTTCTTGTTCTTCCGCCAGGCGTACCACCCGAACAGGCTCCCGGCGATGAACTGCTGAAACGGCGTCAGGACAAACGGGCGCTTTTCGGTTTCGGCATCGACGTCATCGACCGGATCCTCGTCGGAATCGGTGTTCTCCGGCAGGATGAGGACGTCTGAAAAGAACGCAATCACCCGCTCAGCGCGCTCGACATCCCAGACCCAGCCCTTCGCCTCGGCCTGCTCGAGGTCGCGTAGGTGCCGCTGACACGCCAAGACCACCATCCGAGCCGCCACGATGCGACCGCTGGCGACGTCCGTCGCGTAGCGCGTGACCGGGTCGAGTGTCGTCACAGATAGGCCCGTAACCAGCACTTCACCATGTAGAATCGCTGCCCTGCGTAATCAAGGCTGAACAACGCGAGCCAGAGAAACCCGAGAGAACCAACCTGGCGACGAGGCGCGACCCAGAACTGCGGCGGCCGACCGTCGTAATACCGACTCACCTGAAAGTGAAAGGTCGCCATCACCAGTACGCCCGCTTCTGTTCCGGCTGTTTCTTCTCGGTCTCTTCCGCCTCGTAAATCGGCTTCCCAATCGGCCGCAAGTCGAACGCTTGGAGCTCGGCATCCACCCGCTGAATCAAGCCGCGGTGACTCGCGCCGCCGGCGTCCGCCACCGACAGCGCATAGCGCCGCTCGAGCACGATGTTCCGGCACAGCAGGACGAACGCAAACGACGTCGCCGGCGTCAGCGTCCGCTTCTTGAACGCGTGCGGCGCCAGCGCCATCCACACGTGCCGCTCGTCGATCGTCAGGTCGTTCGGGGCGTCGAATTCCGTGATCTCGGCCGTGGCAGCCGCCTCGACGACCGCCGACACCTTCCGCTTGCCCGCGCCACCGTCGAACGACCGCAAATGGCCAGCCTTCGGCTTCCGCCCAGCCCCAGGACGCGCCCCGCCGCGCGGCACTACCGACCACCTTTGATTGTTTGAAAGATTCCCATATTCAAACCTGACTCATAACCCTTTGGATTCGCGGGGCTTGACGGAAAGG